AACAAATTAAGGGATGAGGATTTGCGGGATTCTGTTGCGAACGAGGAAGTGGTTTTGGAGCGCATCATGCAGAAGTTTCAGAACCAATCTCTTTCGGATGCTAGTTCTCCTCCGATCTACCGTACTGTTCCTAAAGCCATTGATCTTGAGCGTCCGGAATTGGAGAAGCATCATAAGGCCAAGATCAGTCGCGTCCATGCTGGAAGGCCGGGATTTTTAAGGTACAAGTCAGATCCGGGAGATGGTAATGTGTGAGGGCGCGAGAATTGGAACCAACCGAAATTATCGGAATTGAAAATAGGACAAAAGAATGAGAACGGTTTGCTGGTCTGCTTTTCGGATTGGGTTTGGAGAAATTGGAGTTCGCAAAAGAAAAATTGGAAATTATGGGTGGGGGTTTGATACTTTGAGTATTGATGGCTGGCGTTGGTTATTTTGGCGATTGTGGTGGAGGAATAAACGTGTCGAATCGAAATTGGCAGGATTTATACGAGAGATTGATCACACGCACCCTATCAGAATTTCCAGAATTCAGGATTCGTAATCTGAAAGAGTTTTGGCTTTTTCGAATTCTGAATCTGAAGAACAGAGCGATAACGGTTGGTCGGACAATCTATGTTGATGATGGGTTCGTCCAAGGAAATAAGGCAGCTTGCTTTATTCTTGCTCACGAATTTGTGCATATGTGGGATTGTCGGGAACTTGGTTCGTTTTGTTTTTACCAAAAATATTTTTCTCCTCAATGGTATGGGCTGATTTGGTTGGTTTTTTCATTTTTGTTTTTTCCGTTTAGTGTCATTTGTTGGGTGGGTTGTCTTATTGCTTCGATTGTTTCTTTTTTTCCGTGGCCATCGAAAGGAAGAACGCTTCTGGAACTTCGTGGTTACGGTATGTCGTTGGCTATGGAAAAGTGGATTTATGGGGAATATTCGGATCAGTCGGAAGAATATGTGAAGGTTGTTTTTGATGGGTGGATGTATTACAAGATGTGGCCATTTCTTTCTGATTTGCAAATCAAAATTGGAAATCTTAAATATTGGATTGTTTGCGAGCCGTATCGAACGAGAACTCTTTTTGGAATTTCTGGAATTCCGTATGGTAAGATTCGGGAAACGATAGATGGTTGGATGGAAGATTCTGTTTTATTAGGAGATTCCAATCTGAAGAAGTTATGAGGAGGGAATTGTGGATTCGGAAAATCAAGTTTCGCATTGGACACTTTGGGTTCCGGACAGTGAGGGGAAGCGGTTCAAATTCAAGTGTTCTATTTGTCAGGTTGAACTTGACTTTGCCATTGTTTTCCTGGAACATGGACTCCGGGTGTGTACTGTTTGCGTGGAGAATATTTCGATGGCTTGTAAAAACCATGTCTCGAGTATCCAATTGGGTGCAGGTTCGGCAATAGAGCCGTTGTCCGAACTGTCAAGAGACAACACTACCGAGGAGGTGTGATATGGCTTCGGGCGTACAATTGCTGTGTGGGAGTTTCATTGGTACGGGTTCTTCGAAGGAGGTTCGGACTGTTGGATTCCGCCCCCGTTCTGTGAAGCTGTGGAACGTGAGCGGCAATTGCAAGGCGGTTTGGTTCGAGGGTATGGCCGACGCCTCGATGCAGAAGGTAGTCGATTCTGGAGCGGGGACCACGGACATCTCTCTCGTCGCGTCTGCCAACGGCATCACCCCGCTGTCGAACGGGTTTAGCCTTGGCGCGGACACCGACCTGAATGTGGCAACCGAGATCGTATACTACGAGTGTGCTCAGTAACGCACTAGCTTGGGCGAGCCTTTCGGCTTCAGACTATTTCTGTCTAATTCCCCTTTTAGATAGGAAAGTTTTTTGACGAAAGGCTCGCCTTTTAGGGGAAACAATGGCAAATCCAACTACAACGTCGATCGAGAGAGCTCCTGGGTTTTCTCTTTATCGTAATGTGACTGCGGACGATAGTTTGCCGCTGATCGATCCGCTTATTGCTCTCAACACGGTAGAGCTTGACGATTTGACAATCCAGGTCATTCCACAAGCGAGCAGTAATCCCGCAGTTAGCATTTTGTTCTGGTCGCAAGAGGCAACCAAGTTTGTTGTCGCCCATGGCTCTGGGTATACGTTTTCTGCCAAGGGTGCTGGGATTGGGTGGACTGCTACGGTGAAGACCTATGGGTTGAAGGTCGCCGTTGCGGTAACTGGTGGAATGTCTGGTGGTGAAACTTGCAAGATTCTTGTGAGTGGCAATCGGCAATTTTGAAATGAAAGTAAAACGTGGCGAAAATGTCCTTCCTATTTTAGAAACGGGTTCTTCGCTCCAAACATCGGGTCGCGGGGAACTCGTTAGGCTCTATTCTCATTATCGGAAAACGACGAACGAAACGATTCGGAGAGCCGTTCTTGAATATGGGCGTGTCGATATTCTTGCCACTGAGGTTTTGGGATATCTTGCGGCTCCGCATCATTTGGCCATGTTGAAATTCCAGATAGATAATCCTCGAAGCCTTCAATTGGTGTTTCGAGGATCTGGAAAGACAACGATGTGTACGGTAGTGAAGGCAATTTTCTATCTTCTCTATAATCCAAATCTCAGAATTGCGTTGACGAGCAAGTCTGCTACAAATGCTGGATCTTTTCTTAAAGAGATCAAGGGGCATTTCGAGGGGAATAAAAAACTAGAGGAAATTTTTGGAACATATTTTGATCCCAGAAAGGTGACAAAGTGGGATCAGAAAGAAATTGAAGTTTTGCCAAGAACGATGAAAACGAAGGAAGCGAGCATTACCACCATGAGTCCAGAATCGGTGGTGGTGTCTAAGCACTTCGACATCGTGATTTCTGATGATTTGGTTGACGAAGACAACTCTTATACGAAACACGCAAGAGACAAAATTTTCACTTGGTTTTATAAAACGCTTGATCCGTGTTTGATGCCTCCAGATCCAAATGTGAAATTTCGCGGAGAACACCATATTCTAGGAACTCGTTATCATCATGAGGATCTTTACGGAACTCTGATGGAGCAGGAATTCCGTGGGCACACTCAGATTATTCCCGCTTTGGATGAGCACGAGCAATCGGCTTGGCCGGAAGTTTATTCGCCAGAATATTTTATTGAGAAGCGGGAAACTGTCGGGATGCTCATTTTTGATTCGCAGTATCAGGTAAAGACTGACGGAATGAAGGGGGAGGTTTTTCACTACGATGATTGTCAGATCATTAAAGACGAAGACATCCCTTCTGGTCTTTCAATTTTTATGGGGGTGGATCTTGCAGTAACCGAAAATGACAAAAATGATCAGTTTGCAATTGTTGTCGTAGGCGAAGACAAGTCTGGTCGGGTTTATGTTCTCGATTATTTGATGGAGCATATTTCGTTTGTGAAACAGAAGGGGAGAACATCGGAACTTTTCAGAAAGTGGGATCCTGTTCGGTGTGGGATCGAGGGGAATGCGTATCAGAAGGTTTTGCAAGAAGAGGTTCGTGATGGTGAGGACGAAGTTGCTGGCCTTCGAATCATTCCTATTTTCACCGATAAGGACAAGATGACTCGAGCTTGGAAACTTTCTCCAATGTTCGAATCCAAAAGAGTTTTTTTTAGAAAGAACATGGGAAAACTGGTCGAGCAATTTGTTCTTTTCCCGACTGCGCGTTTCAAGGATGGTCTGGATGCGTTTGACATTGCGATTCGGGCACGTAAGATGAAACGGCATAGGAAGAGAAGAGAATACGAGCCGGGAATTCTGTAAAGGGAGAAAACCATGTCGGATACAGCATTGAAGGAGTCGGTTTCTGGTGGGAATCGTTCCAACAAGCAAGCCCTTCGAGCAATCGTCATTCCGTTGAGAAAGCAGGAAGATCGAATTATCGAGATGGACGGAAAGACGAAAACCGCTTCCGATGATCCATTTGAAATGTTGGTTCGGGAAGGGCGCGTTCTGGAACCACCATTTGATCTTATGACTCTTTCTATGCTTCCAGAGAACAATTCGGAGCTCAGTCCGTGTATCGAAGCTATGGCAGCAAATATTGATGGATATGGATATCGATTTGTTTCTCGTTTGCAAATGGATGATCCAGATATTCCAAAGGATCTAAAAAAGTCGATAGATGCTGAAATGGTCTATTTGCAAAATTTCTTTTCATATGCTTGCTTGAAAGATTCCTTTTTGGCATTTCGAAAGAAGGTAAGAAGGGATCTCGAGACGACCGGAAATGCTTGGTTTGAGATCGTGCGTAGTGTCTC